TTTTAACATACCTCTGAGTAATTTTTGCTGAGCTTCTGTATCTAATACATCTTTACGAATCTCATTACCAGCATCTCCAATCTTCATCTTAATACCAGCTTGTACTAACTGACGCTCTAATGTTTCAATAGTTCCTTCTTTGTCTTTCAATGCTTCTTCCATAGATGACATTTGTTGTTGCATCTGTGAATACATTGATTTTCTTTCAACAATACTTTTCTTATTTCTAATGTCTGTTTCACCTATCATCGCAATATCATCTATTAAACCTGCTTGGAACCATCTGAAGTATTCTTCAAGAAGGGCCCATCTATTAACAGGCATTGTTGCTCCAGCTATAAGTCTTACATCAAACCTTGCGTTAGAATAATCTTTATACATACTAATTACTTTACCATAATCATTATAAATAGGAATATTAATTCTTGCTTCTTTTTCTTGGTCTGGAGCCTGACCAGCTTCAGGCTGTACAATTCTAAATACCTTTTCTACAGAATAATGATTTTGAGCCATCATCTGGAAACATTTACCAAGATGTTCAAGAGCAGGTTCTACTATAGAACCCATCCATGCTTTTAATCTACGAGTACCAAACTCATCATTTGCGAGTAATCCTCTATATGTCTCAGGTTGTTCTTGAGTAAAACCCATCATTGCTGAAGGAACACCTGCTATATATTCAGCATCAGACTTTCCTTGTTGTACTACAGTAAAGAAAGCATTATTAATAGGAGCTGGTAATATAGGAGTTGGAGCTGCGAACCCTTGTCTGTATTTCAATAATGCACCGGGTGCTGATGAATATCGTTCCCATTCTTCTTCAGGGACAGAACCTTCTTCATACATCCATCTCAAGTTAGAAGCTAAGTTAGCATTATGTAACATGATTTGATGAGCTTTATTAATTTCTTGTTGCTTACCAATCATAGGAGTTACAGCACTCATAGGATACGGAGTTCCTGTATACATATAAGGAATAGGAATAATAGGATACTCCATAATCTCTAATATTCTCTCATATAAGAAAACATCGTCACCTACTGTACAAGTAAGATGCACTCTGTTCTCATAAAATGGAATTGCATCTACAATACCTTCACTTTCCTGTAAAATCTTATAATTAGCTTCTGTCATTATTTGCTGGTCAATGATAGTTGCTTTATCTTGAGCCTCTGACATCAACTGCATTCTCTGTTCTTCTAAAGCTTGAGCAGCCATCTTTTGAGCTCTTTCTAATTCTAATTTGCCTCTTTCAGGTATAATCTCACCAGCTTGTACAGCTTGTTCTATTTGCATTTGCTTTTCTATAAGACCAACTTCTATCTCTTTTTGGAAATCAGTTAGTTTCTCTTCAACTTCCATTCTTATAGTTTCCATCTGCTCTTCAGAAGGCTTTACTCGTATAAAAACATTTCTATAAGCATGCTTTACTTTAGTATATGTTTCATAGTATGGGATTATATCATCATCTTCTCCATCAGGCTTAATACCCATTGTAATATCTTCACCCTGTATATTAGCTGATAAATCAATATCTCTTTGTGAATATGAAACTACTTCAGAAGCAGCTGCTGCATTTTTTATCTTTGTCTTAAACTCAGGAAACATATTTATTAACTGAGTTCTTGTAAGATTCTTCCTAACTGTAATAAAAGAAGCGTCTCTAAATAAGAAATCTCTACTAGAAGGGTCTACATAAACATCATAAGGGTCAACTCTACTGAATATAACTTCACCCATTCCTCTATCTTGGTCAGCATCAATATCTACCATAAAGTATCCAATACCTTTAGTAAGACTATCAAGAACTACCTGACTATATATAGATTTACCGTTAGACAGATGCCAGCAATAGTCTGCTATATCTGAATGAACTTGTGCAATATCAGTATCATCTCCTGTTACACCTACTGCTTTCCATCTTGGATTATTAGCTGTAACGAAGTATTTCATTATCTCAACAATAGGAGTTACCCTATTAATTGTGAATGTAGGCATCCCAGATTCTTGTAATACTTCTATTTCTTCTTTAGTTAACTGCTCATCAAGATAGAAATCATAACCTTTCTGAGATATTGACTGCCATTTAGAACGATATGATGTATTCGCTCTATCCCACAGTTGTTTATTCTTTCCAGCTTTTGTCTTTTGTGTTTTTCTTGCCATTAATATTTTCCTGACCTTCGTGAACCTCTTTCGAGGCCTTTATCTATTCTTTTTTGTTTAGATTTTGCTCTTCTTTCAGCTGCTAAATCACGACTTTGCCTATTGGCAATTCTTTGTTGTTCTTCAATAGGAGCACCTCTTACTTTCTTAGATTGTTTTAAAACACCTCCAGCGACTCCTTCAGTAGTGACATCTGGTACTTTAACAAACTTATTAAATCCTTCATGTTTATTAATAGATTGCAGTTTTCCTTGAACAAAAGGTATGTCATTAGTTTCAGCTGCATAACTTAATTCATCCCAAGCCCTCGCAATAATTCCATCTATACCACTTTTTTTACGCTGTTTTTTACTAAGAGTACTTGCATATGCATATAAATTATCTCTCCATCCCTGAAATAGAGATTTAGCTGTATTAGCTTTCTTTATTATTCCAGCAGGAGATACTGCTTCGAGAGCAAAACCAGGGCCTCCTTTGACATCATATTGTTTATCTGGGAAAAATCTTTCATATAACCATGATAAATTCTCTGGAGTTACTTTACCTGTAGTAGACATTTGAGGAATATCTGATGAAGTTTTATATTTACCACCAGTAACAATATCTAATAATGACCTTCTATCACCTATTAAAGACATTTTAATCTCTTATCTCCACATGAACTAAGTCATCAAATGAATTATCTTTAATTTCACCATCAGAGTCCCAGTCACCACCCCAGCGGATATTCACATTAAGTTGTTTACCAATGCCTCGAATCATACCACCCATGTAATGGAATCTTTCTCTATCTTTCCAATCTATAGGATAAGGAGCTAAGTCTACAGCTTTGCCTTCCATATGCCTTGAATATTTAACCTTCGTTGCTCCTTTTTCAAAGAGTTCTGCCTGTCTTTCTTTAGACCTCACTCCTTCTATGATAGTGACATCCATGATTTTAATCAATTCATTTAAGACATTAACAAGTTTTGAATTAACGCCTTTAAGACGTTCTTTACTTCTTCTTCCGAATCTTGGCATTCTTTTTCCTTTTAGGTTTAGGAGGTCTACCTCTTTTTGTGCCGTATGTACCTTTTCCTTTAGGCATTATGCTACAATCCAGCTCTTTGCTTTACGTTTTGGCTTAAACCATGTACTATTTTCTTTATTTTTCTTCATATTTGGCGGAAATGAGTGCAAGTTTGCATAAAAAAGAGCCTCTATAGTGTCATCATGAGCCATTCTAGGTCCAAAAGTAACAATTTCGTTGGTTAAATCAAACATATTTTCTCTAATATGTACCGTTCCCATGCTAAATCTGCCAGAAAGACCACTATATATACGATTTATCTTCTGCCTACCTCCTGGCTTCTCTGGAATAACAGCTACATCAAATTTATTTAGTCTTCTTCTTTCGTCATTCAATGCTTGGAATACACTTCTATTCATAGCTACATCTTCTACAGTAGATGATATACAATGATACTTTTGATGCATCTCTAATATGTAGTCTACAACACCTTTCCTATCTATAACTTCATTCTCAGCATTTTTAGCTCCTATAGTAGGAATACTCCTGTGTCTTTCGTATTCAAGAGTATATAAATTATTATCACTATCTATTGCGATACACATTATAACAGAGAAATCTGCTTCTTTTGTATCAATGTCTGTCGCAGGGTCGCACCCTACAAAGCAGTTAACAGGAAATTTTTCACCGTCTATAATAAGATAACTCTGGTTGTCATCAGCTCCATATTCATAAAAACCTTTCCAATATTTTATATGTTTTCTTGACCATAATGAATCTTCAGCACTTTGAACTTCCATCATATACTCTTGGTAGAATTTAGAAGCTTGTCCAGAATCATGATAGAATTTTTTCTTTTCTTCTAACTTTTTCTTAGGAAACCAAGAGTGCCACAACGATTCTCCTGACTTGGTAATAGCTTTATATGTAATCAATTTCCAAGCAAAGTCTTTATTATCTGATTTAGCTCTATCATGGTTTATAAGCAGATTATTAATAAAAGAATCATAATGAACTGGAGTACCATTAACTCTTAATCTACCAGTATGAGGTTCAATAGCAGGGTAGACAACAGCAGTTACAAGGTTAGCATTCTTATCACGGGCATCTCTTGAAATAGTATTTGCTTCGTGTTCAAAGTCATCAAGTATAATTAAGTCATATCTTTTATGAAGTTTTGCACCTCCACGAATACCAGATACATTAGATTTAGATATTAATTTACACCCATTAGATAATTCTATATCTTCTTCTGTCCACTTGCCTCCTTTAGTCTTCCCAAAATAATATAAGAATTTATCATTAAACTCAAGATGATGTTTTATATAATCCATATTACCAACAGATAGTTTCTGAGTTGCTGATACCCAAGCATAAAATAACATATCATCTTTAGGACAAAATACAAAGTCTTTAAGAATTGAAGCTTTAGTCAGTACTGTCTTTCCATGACCACGAGGTAAAATAATAGCAAGCTGCTTAACAGATTTATCGTCTATTGCATCTGAGACTTCGTAGTGGAAGGGAGGAGTTTCGCTGCGCATGAAGTCATCAGGTAGAAACAGCTTGCCAAATGATATTAAATCTTTACTAGCTAATTCAAATACTTCTTCTGCCTGTGATACGTTCTGAGTATTTATATTCACTAATTAAAGAGAGAATTCATTATCAAATATTTGTGCTTCTGTAGATTCAGGGTCATAAGATAGGAACTTCATAAATTCTTCTTTATTCGAATAACCTAATATGCCAGCTAATGCAGCTGACATCTTGTGTATACTTATAAAATTATATTCAAACGTACCTTTTTTTGCAAACTCACTAGGGTCAGCACCGTATGATAAATAGTCAGCACCAATTTCTTTAACAGCTTCAAGTCCAGGTCTACCTACGACTCTCTCAGGGTTCTTTTTAGCATATTGACTAATCATTCCTCTAAATTCATCCATAATTTCATCAACAGCTCTATCTATATGTTTTGGGTCTCCTGTAGAATTAAATAATTCTTGAGCATTCTCAAACTTATGAGACCATTTACTTACTGAACTCGCTCCACTAGATTGCTTGCGGCGCATAAAAGAAAGAGGGTTTTTAGGGTTTTTTTTATGAAAAACAATTTTTGCATTTTTCTTAATAGCTTGTCTTAGTAATAAATATAAAGAATCATATGTTAATGAAGATTCATTAATTACAGCATTATTAGGAATTTTTTTAAGAAGCTCATTCAAAAGGCGACCAGAATATAAAGGATGCCCAAAAAAACCAATATTTGAAATTTCTTCAAAAGCATTTCCAGCTTCATCTACTTTTGATTTAATATTAAATTTTAAACTAGAACTTTCCCATGATTTTCCAGGAGCTTCCCATTCAAGTTCAATATGTGAAGTACCCTTACGAGGGGTTCTAGATGTATATTTTATAGTTCCATGTCTTCCTCTGTCAATAGTCATTGCTTCGTCAGGCATTTTAGATGAGAATCTTCTAGCTTTATAAGCAACAGCAGCATCTTGACCAGTTAATTGACCAGCATGTCTATATTTAGCAATAAAATTGTCAAAAAATAAATTTCTCTCGCTCATTGGAAGACTATTTATTTCATTTTGAAATCTCAACCATCCTTCTTCTCCAATATCAGAAATTATAGCTTGAGCATTATTCCATGACACACCACTAGAGATACCATATTCGTTTATAATCTCTTCAACAACTTCATCAGTTGTCATTCCAACATTAGCAAAAGGATGTGTTGGGATTGCTTCTTCAGCTTGTTGAGCATATGTTCCACGCTGATATGAACTTGGTAGTGGATTTTGGTCATAGCCTAACCTTTCTCTCATTTCAGCTAATGACCTTGAAATCCTTTCAGATATTCCTAAGTTTTCTTCAGTCTCTACGCTGCCCCATTGTCTTTGAAGTCTTTCTTCTCTTAGCAATTCATCTTTTTGAGGGAATACTTTTGGTCTAACAGAACCTTTATATGCTTTACTTAATTTTTTACCAACTTGTTTAGCAAGTTTAAATCCAGTCTTTAAACTACCTCCTACAACTGGAACTGTAAAAGCAAGGTCTAATGCTCCCGGTTGATACTCATCTGTCTCAGCACTTGCTCCTGTTACAGCAGGTAATACCCATTCAGAGAATATTTCACTTTCAGATAATTTACCTAAGTCTTCAGAAGTCCTTATATCTTCATACCCCGCAAGCTCAGACAGAGCTTGAAGAATTGTTTTTTCACCTGGTCTTGCTTCTTGTGGCATATTATTTTTCCTTTGAAGGAAGAGCAACTTGTTTAGCTGTATCTAATTGCTCTGGTGAGAACCCTTGGAACATACCAAAGACACCTACTTCTTTATGCTTTACTGTGTTTACTGATGTACCAATAATCTTACCTAGTTCTTTTGTAGACTGCAGTATAATATTATCATCTTCACTATTGTCAGAAAGACATTTAAGTCTATTCAATACATATTTGTGGTCAACGCCTAATTCTTTAGCAACGTCTAATACCGATTTTTCTATTTCAGACATAATCCTCTCCTGTTTTAAAAGCACTAACGCTTTCTTTTTAGCTCTTTTTTCATCTGCAACACTCTCAAAAGCATCCATGTAAGCTTTAACTGGACCCATACCAGAAACGACATTAACAGCGAATATCTTTTCATTATTTGTCACCTTCTTACGTTTTTTAACTCTCGTATTTGTATACTTAATCTTTTTAGAAAAAGTATATCTGTTAGGATGTTGGTCAAAGTCTGTATCCATGAAAGTATTCTTATTGTTAACAAATGTACCTACAACAGTTCTTACATAGTTCTTTGCCCACTTATAATTCTTTCTATCATTAGGATGATTTAAATCAGCTACTTTCAATAACTGTATTATCCTGT